CACGGTATTATTACCGAGAAAGGGGGATCTACTCGGCGCACTATGGCTAGAAATCGCTCTTCCGGCGATAAAGGACTCTGTAACAGGCCTTCCTCTATCATATCCGAATTCTGTCGGCCATTCTCTCATTCAAGAAGTGAGTATAGAAATAGGCGAGCAAGAGATCGATAAACAGACCGGCGAATGGATGGAGCTTCTATCGAATTTGACCATCACGAGTGAGAAGCTGGATGGATGGAACACCATGATAGGAAAAACAGCCGGCGCGAACCAAGGAAATAAGCCGTCGGCGCAGGTGAATCAATTCGGACCCCTCTTCCTATACATTCCCCTGCGTTTCTGGTTTTGCAAGAATCCCGGGCTTTTCTTGCCATTGCTCGCCATCCAATATCATCCGATCCGTATCAATATCACCCTAAGAGCCCTCGACCAAATGTTCGTCGTGGATAATCCGACTGCCACTCCTTGTGTTCAGAGCGCAAATTCCGCCTCTATCACGAGCATGACCTTATACGGCGACTACGTACATCTGGACACGGAGGAGCGCCGCCGGTTCGTGGCCAATGCGCACGAGTATCTCATAGAACAGGTCCAGTACACTCCGAATATATCAATTGATGCCACTGCGACTACCGTACAAATCCCCATGGAGTTCAATCACCCTCTGAGGGAGCTGTACTGGGTTGTACAGAGATCGGCGGCGGTAAATGCGCACCAGTGGTTCAATTACACGAATGTGGCAATAGGGGAGCCCGCCATAGGAAGCCCGCACGCCTACCAGAATTTAATAAACACCGCCCTGGTGCGCATAGAGGGCTATGACCGCTTTGACATGCGCAACGCAGATTATTTCCGGCTTGTACAGCCTTTCCAGTACCACACGGCAATTCCGAAGAATGACTATATATATAGCTACAGTTTCGCACTCAAGCCCGAAGATGTACAGCCGAGCGGAAGCCTCAATGCCAGTCGCATTGACACCATAACCCTACAGTTACAGATGAATAACGCGGTGGTTCCGGCAAGAGGTTCTGCCACTGTCCGAATCTACGGACTGAACCACAATGTTCTTCGTATCGTGGATGGTTTTGGAGGACTCTTATTCCGTATCTAAAAAACCCGTTCCGGCAATTGGGTTTATCCGCTGATATTAATAGAAGATTCATAACAGTAAGGGGAATGGAATTTCCTGCTGTGTCCCATACAAGAGCAGAATTTTGGCAAGAAAAACATTATACCCGCAATGGGATGTGGTGGTTCACATTATTTTTTGGTTGGTTTGGTCTTCACCATCTTCTTCTAAAAAGCCCGCAAACTGCGGTAATGGTATACTTTGGGAATAAATTTTTGCTAGGATATCCGTGGTTATATGATTTGATCCAGCTTTCTTCCTTGGGATTAACGGACGAAGAACTGAATCTATTCGGCATGGACAGTCCGCTTGGAGCCCTCGGACTCGCAAAAGGCATGTGGGTACCTTCCGATGGATTTCTAAGCACAAGCCCCTATAAAGATCGCACACATTCTGCAAAACCCTGGGCCTTCTTCTTTTACTGCTTATTGTGTCCTATTGGAATTGTGGGATCATTGATTGTTGGGGATTATGGCAATGCGATGGCACGTTTCTTTAACATCTTCCCACTCAGCTATGCCGCAGTTGGATATCTGCTGGAATTAGTGTCTATCCTGTGCGATATCTTTATTGTTTTGTTCAAGCCCGTGGAGCTTATCTTCGGAATAAAACGGCCCTTCCTGTTCCGTAGCTCTCTCATGGACTACGTGCTTTATCCTGGACTTACGATGAATAAGGATGGCTTCAGTCCGAATATTATGCCGGTGTATTTCAATGATGCTCTCCGTAAACACGACAATGAATACAAAGGCGCAGAAAGGACGGCAAAGGAACATGTACTGGAACAGTCACAAGAAGGCGGCGGCCAAGGCGGCCAAGGCGGCCAAGAAAAAACATCCCTGGATTATTTCGCCTTTACCACGATGGCCGCGATTATTGGTGGCGGATTACTTCTTGCGGCGGGTAGAAGCGCAAATGGACTCTTCCCCGACAAGAATGATCCCCCTCCAAAATCAAGAGATGTTTGAAAAACTTTATAATACAAATTCCCCTCTTACATCCCCGGCCTTAGTATACTTCACGGCACCCTGGTGTGGTCCCTGTAAACGCATCAAATGGGACTTTCTCCTGGAAGAGTTCCCGAATCTCACCGTCTATAAATGCGACATTGACGAGAATAATTATACCCCTGGCTACTGCCAGGTCAGAAGCATTCCGAGTTTCGCCATGATACATCCTGGCAGAAAACTCACTGGCCCCATACAGTCCAGCGAGACGGCGAAGGTGGCCGCCTGGATACATACGACTTTACTAAGTACAAAGGACAAATGAATAATCCACCAATACATAAGATGCCCTCGGATCCCGATTATCATATTCTCATTATTGGTGCTGGCATAGCCGGCCTCCACTGCGCCATGCGACTCAGTGAAGGCTCTACCAAGAAAATCGCCATTGCGGAAGCCTACGACTACGTGGGCGGGCGTTGCTTTACTTTCCGCAAGGGATCCGCCAGTCTGCAGTGGGAGTCTGGAGCGGGAAGAATACACGCCTCTCACAAGCTAATCACACATTATGTAAACAAATACAAACTCACCAAGATACCTCTTTCGGCCGAAGAAGCCTGGATTTCTTCCGACGAGAAAAAGATCCAAGAAAACCAATGGTCAGATATATCCGACTTTATTATCAGCGCCCTTTCACACCTTCCTCCCACCACTCTAGGCAGATATACAGTGGAAGAACTCCTTTACAAAGTATACGGCGAAGCCGAGACAAAAACCCTTTTACACCATTTCCCCTATCGCTCCGAAATTAATACGATGCGTGGAGATCTTGCGCTCAAATCCCTAAAAGGCGAGATGGGTTCTGAAGGGGGATTTTATATTGTGAAAGAGGGCTTGGACACACTGATGAAACGGATGCGCGCTACCCTAGAATACCGTGGTGTACACTTCTTACTGAACCATCGCCTCTCAGCCATAGAAAAAAACACAACCCCTATCGTATGTAAATTCGCAAACACGACCTTGGCTGCCGACAAAGTCATTCTCGCTGTGCACAGTGACGCCCTCAAACAAATCAACCCCTTCCAGAATCTTCCCGCACTCAAGTACCTCAAGATGCAGCCTCTCCTAAGAACATACTCGGTCTATCCGACCCCCGCCTGGTTTGATGGATTCCCTAAGATTGTGACAGACTCTCCCCTCCGCTATATTATTCCTATCCGAGCCGACAAAGGCATAGTCATGTCCTCTTACACAGATGCGGAAAACACCGAGCCTTGGGCAAAAATTCTAAAGGCCGAGGGCGAAGCTTCCTTGGAAAGAGAAATCCGCAAGGAGACGCGCGCACTATTTCCTGACTTGGATATACCCCGGCCGACATTTTTCAAGGCACATCTATGGAAGCACGGATGTACTTATTGGACTCCTGGCTTGTATGACCCTGGACATCTCAGCGAAAAGATCATGCGACCTCTTCCTTCTTGCTGGCAGAATGTCTATGTTTGCGGGGAAAGTTATAGCGAGAGACAGGCGTGGATAGAGGGAGCACTGGAACACTCCGAGAAACTTCTGCGCAAATTTTTCTGATAGACACTAGTAATGACGGATCATATACAGCTATCTGCTTTTCACGTATTAGTCATCTCCCCCTTTTTCTTATACGTGGCGTTCGTGCGTGGCCAACTCATGCCGTGGGTATTCACGGTTCTTCAGGTACTTGGCCTAGTTGTTCTTCTTTATCACGCCTATCGCATTGTCACACGGTGGAAGGGCCAGGGTCTGACGGTATGGGTGAATATATTACATGTTCTGGCGGTAGCACCCATACTTCTCTATATTGGCTGTATGGGCTATGATACTCCTAGATGGGCGTTTGAGGTACTTGCCATGCTCGGATTCGCTGCCCTCGGTTATCACATCTATCAAATCGTCTTGGCCGTGCAAAAAATGTACAAGGATGTTCCTCAACAGCAAGATACCTAAGAAAGCCCGAGGCCAACACGGTGTG